TCTGTGGTGATTATTACAGTCCGCTGTTGAGAAAAGACACGAACCAAGTGCAGGCGCTCAGATCAGTTCCGGGCGACACTTGCACTACGGTAGTCGGCGTTCCAGTCACGAGCACGGCGCTGACGCCAGAGTCGGCTGCGGTCGTATATCCACCGTTCTGGCCGTTCATCTTAAAGATGGCGTTGGTCAGGCCGGTTGCGATGACAGCACTGATCGTACCGTCGCTCTTGGCACCGTTGGTCAGGCCCTGGGTAACGACGATGTTGCCGGGCTGAAGGAGATTGTTCGCGGTCAGCGTGATGACGCCCGCAGTGCCAGCGGAAGATGCCGTCGCCAGAGAGTTGGTGATGGAGACGGAAGTTCCAGTGGTAACCGGAGCATTTCCAGCCGTGACAAGTTGCCACACGTTGCCGGTATCGGCGGCGGTCGTGAAGGTGTTGCCTGTGCCGTTCCAGTTTGCGGTGAACTGCGTCGAGGACGAGGTGAGAACCTGCACCAGAACACCGTTCGCCTTCGCGCCATTGGTCAGGTTGTCGATGTAGACGAAGCTGCCGACCGGAGGGTTGAGGGTGGAGGTCATCGTCAACAGAGCGGCAGTGCCGATCGAGTTGGTGATGGTCGCCGTCGCGCCAAGCTGAAGCTGATTCCCAACGCCAGCCTGAACGACCTGGAAGGTGCCCGTGGTATCGGCAGCGGAACCAACGTTGGCGGCAGTTCCCAAGTTAAACGTGAACGCGGCAGAGGTCGCCGAAGCAACCCTGACGATCGTCCCATTCAATGCTCCCAACTGCGTGAAGGACTGGAGGTAAACGAACTGGTTTGCCCTCAACGTATTGGCAACGGTGACCGTGCCAACGCCCGCGGCAACTGCGCTGAGAGTCGAGTTAGCAGAAACAGCACTCAGCCCCAAAGGAATCGCAGGCGATGCTCCCTCCGACAACGCGACGGCCATCGTCACGGTCTGCGAAGGGGCAGGGTTTGATCCGAAAGAACCTGCCGGGAGGATGAATTCTGGCACGAACGCGGCGCCGGCCGCATTGCTTGCAATCAACTGAACCCCGTAGGTAAACTCTGCACCAAAGTTTCCGGAGACACCCGTCCCTGTCGCGAGAGCGCCAGGAATCACGTAGCCGCCAGATGGATAATCAGACGCACCAGGCTGCAACTGAAACCCAACTTCAACCTGCGAAGGGCCGGCACTCTGCTGGCAGTCTGGAATTCTCGTAAGTGTCAATGCCATGACGGCTCCTTGAGTCTATCCCCGCGCATCTATCCGACACGCGGGATGAGGGTTAGAACGTGATGTCGCAGTCAATCAGGATGTCGGCGGTGATAGCAGCGGTTACTGCCGACTGCGCGATTGCCAAGCGGCGCGAGGTCGGGGCAGTTCCGGAGGCCACACGAGCCACCGTGAAGTTGCCTGCCGCGCCAACAATCGCATCGCCAACCGCAACCGAGGCCACAACCGCCGCAGCGGGGACAAATCCCTTGGTCGCGATAAAGCAGAAGTTTCCGTTGAGCGCCGTGGTCGAGGCCGCGCCAGTCTTGCCGAGCGAAGTGAAGTTCGGCAGAAGCCAGCCAGCCAGAGAGTTCAAGTTGCCAGTCGATGCCGGGTTGCCCTCAGAGAAGGTTCCGGTGACGGTCGTGAACGTCTCATCCGTCCAGTAGACGGGAGCCGGGTAGGCAAGCATGGCCGCGGCGGTCGTCGAGTTGTAGCGCACGTAGCGCACAACCAGAGGAGCGCCCCAGCCGTTCGAGTTGAGAGATCCACCAGGCGTCGGGTAGTACTGGAGAGGAGAATACTCCGATGCGCCAGGCGACAACAGGAAAGCCGCGCCGATCGGGTTCAACGCCCCGTTGGGCTGGCTCTGGATGGGCGGCTGCACCGTAGCGGCTTGATAGGTATCAATCGCCGTGTACAGGTTGCCGCTCGAAATTACCGGAAATTCTGTTCCGAGTGCCATGTCAAATCCTCCGGCGCCGTTGCGCCTACTGCAAATTCTTCGTTGCCGACAGCGACTATCCTGTAATTCCGGTTAATACGAACCCGAGGCGAGGTGCGCTGACCACGATGTTGCCGCCGAAGCAGAGCTGGCCGGCAGAGTCAACGGAGTTCGGAAGTTCCTTGAACCCGGTGAAACCGAAGCTGAACAGTTCGTGCTCGGAGATGTGGACGTTCATGAAGTCGGTGTTCATGCCGAACACGTATCCAGTGGGGCAATACTGATCGACCACGAGCCGCTGGTTGTTGAACCGGATCGCAGTGAAGCCGATGTTCTGCGCCTGGTCAATCATGATGTTGTCATTGACGCGCTGCGCGGGAACCAGTTTGCTGTAAAGCTGGTTGTAGATCGACTGAGTGGTGGCGATCAGGTTCGGCTGGCGATTGCCAAAGGTGGCCTGCCCGTATGCCTTCTGGAGCCCAGTGATCGACAAGGGGCCGGCAACGTTCTGGTAGTATCCGTTGATGCCCGTCGAAGCGCCGGAGCCGATGGCCGCGCGGGGGAGGCCGCCGTAAGTCGGGTAGTTCGTGCCGTCGTCGTATCCCGCAAGCAGCCCGTCGAGGGCAATCTGCGAAGAAACGGTGCCTTGGCCGTCGTTGTAGATGTCGGTCGCGAGCGACTGGGCCAAAGCCTGAGCGCCGTTCACCATCTTCTCTTCAACGAAGGACATGACGGCATAGCTGTCGCGGTTGAGCGGCAACTGAGTGCCCTGAATGGTCACGTTGGCGTAGTAGAACTTGACCGCAAACGTCATCGCAGTGTCCGTCTGGACGTAGCTGATGTCGAAGGTCGAGCCAGGCGCAAATGGGCCAGCCTTCAGCGGCGCATACTGAATCGGCTGCTGAATGTAAAGGCCACCCGGAAAGGGCTTGACCGTATCGCCCTTGAAGATCAGAACGAAGACCGGACTAACCTTGTAATATTCGTCCACGATTTCGGGGACGATATTCGGCAGCGTTACTGCATTGATGTCGTTAATTGTCAAGCCTGCCATCACTGGCCTCCGTTAATTTGAAATTCTTAGCTCGCCATTTCCTGCTGGCGTGCCATACGCTTGTCGAGCATCTCGGCGGCCTTTTGGGCACCTGTACTCACTGCCCCATCGGCACTTCCGCGCCTCTGGAAAACTGAAATCCTGCTGTTCACCGAAGGTGCCGGTGTGGTCCCCGGAACATGCTTTCCGGATTCTGCCGCCATGCGCTCGCGAACCTTCTGTTCGACAACCCGCTCCTGAGTCTGAGGAGCGACGTAGTCGTCATAAGCCTGGGTGATCGTGCGATATCCCCGCGCCTTGCTTTCGGGCTTTTCGAGGAACGTATTGAACTCTGTCGAGTCGAACGGCTTGCCGGTCTCCGCCGCGTGGCGGGTATAGATCCGGCTCAGTTCGTCGGCCCTCTGTGTGGCAATCTTCACAGCATTGTTGACCAGTTCGTCGCCGCGCGTCTTCACGATCTCGTTCACGCGGGTATCGACAATCTCGTTCAACTTGCCAAGACGTGTGTCCATCATGCGCTCGATCGAACTCAGATCGAACTGGCTGGACGAATTCGGAGGCGGAGCAACCACGGTCGCCGATACTACTGGGGGCGTTACCGGAGTCTCTTCACCGTCGTAATAACTGCGCAGTTCATCGCCGCGCGCAATGCGGGTCGCCACCGTCGCATTGCCCTGAATCTTCGCAAACTCTTCGGGACTCAAGATCCCTTTCAAATCGTCAAGCAAAGCCATGCCCTACTCCTCTTACGCGGAATGCGTCTCGTCTGTTTGGGTGGGGGGTTGTGCTCCCGGCGGAGGTGCGGCCGGGGGTTCTGCGGCTGGCGCAGGCGGAGGGGTCTTATCCTCGCCGGAGTCCAGGTCTTTCGGGTCTTTCTTGAGGCCCTGCACGACAAGAACCTTGATGTCTTCCTTGATCTTGTCGATGCCGCCCTTGAGTTCTTTCTTGAGCTTGGACATCTTACTCAGGACGCGATAGACGCCCGTGAGGCCCTTCATCAACTCCTCATCAGCGTCCGGTTCGCCGCCCGGCTTGCCGCCGGGTCCACCTGGAGGCGGAGCACCTGCCGCCGGTTCGCCGCCGCCGGGCAAGTTGTCGTAGAAGTTCGGAGGAGCTGCTGTTGGGGGAGTCGCGGCCATGGCTTAGGCGTTCCCCTTCACCGGGAATCCGGTCTTCACGTTCACGCTGACGCCGCGGTCCGGCAGTGCCGAATCATTGATCGCGTGGCCGAAGGTGTGAATCGTACCCTTCTTGACGGGAATCTGCGGGATGGGAGAGCCAAATGTTTCTTCGCTCACGCGCTCATTTTTTTCCATCGGACTTCTCCTGGTGGGTTGGGGGGCCAGTTTCCCGGCCCCGTTACTGTTGAATTGCCTGACTGCGCGAATAACTACTTCGCGCGCTTGGAGCCGCGGCTGTGCTTGCGACCCTTTTTGCCACCACGATGCTTGGTACGCATATTGGTAGTCCTCCTTCTTTGGAAGTGAGCGGTTTTTTTAAGTGGCCTTCACCACTGTCAGGATTAGGTTTTCACCTAGTCTCGCGTTCCATCATTTACCACAAAACCAGAAAAGCAATCGATTTCGCACAAAACTTTCAGAATTATTTTTTGCCATGATGCGGTTGCGCCGCTCCGGCGGCCCCAGCTAATGCGATTTTGATCTTGGCCTCTTCCATCAACTCGCCCTCGATCTTCTCCACATCCGACGCCGCAATGCCCAATTTCCGGTAGAGCCCCTTCCTCGACAGATCCCCCATCTTGCGCAGACCAAATGCCACCGTAACCTCGTCCTGCTTCTCAATCGAGAGCAGGCTGCCCTTGCGAATCGAGAACACCATCTGCCGGACAAACGCCTCCGGCTCCATACCCTTGTTGAGCCATTGACCGTAGTAGGGCTCGAAGTCGGCATCGGTCAGGCCCTTGACGCCAAACTTGCGGATGCGGCTCTTGGAGTCCTCGAACTGCATCTTGTTCGCGGTAACCATCGTCCCGATTTCGGTAAGGAAACTAGACAGGCCACGCCCCATGAAGCGGATCGGAATCGACCGGGAGTTCATGATCATGTCCAGCGAGTCTCCGCCGGGCACCTGCTTCTTGGCTACCGCCTGGCTGATCGCCGCCGCACCCGAGCTGGCGTCCTGTTCCTTCTCCACGTCCTGCTTCATTGCCAGAACGTATGCCGGCAACTCGGGGGGCTTGGGATATTCAGGGGCCTTGGGGGTGTTGTTGTTGTACATGATCTTGGCGCCGGGCGCGCCGGGGTCCAAGGAGTCCCACACGCTCTGCGCGAACGCGGCCTTGGGAGCAATCATCCTGGGCTCGATCGATGCCCTGATCATGTCCATGATGCCGCCGTTGATTCGGTTCACAATATCCTGCATCGAGGCAAGACTCTCAAGAGGCGACTGACCATTGGACGACCATGGCACCCGAATCAGCCGCAACTTGGCGAATGGATACATGGCGTGCCAGTAGGGGTTGGGTCCGTCCTGAAGGACTTTTCCGCCTGCCACAACCAGCATCCGTCCACGCGGGTAGATCAGTTCTCCCGGCTCGACCATGTAGGACCAGTTGTACCGCTTGTCACCGATGCGCTGAGACTCACTTCCCGCAAGCCGTGAGGTGTCCTTGAACCAAAACTGCTTGAGCATGGCCTTGGGGTAGCGGCTGCGCATGGACTGCATCGACTGCTTCTTGCCGAGCATCTTCTTGAGGTTGGGGTTGAGCTTCACCCATGACGCCTCTGAGATTTTGCCGGGCCGGGTAATGTCGCCGGTCGGTTCCCCTGACTCAAGATCCGGCATCACGCCCAGGGCGAGGTCGCCATAGGTGCGCTTCAGGGCCTCCAGAGTCACAGGCCACCGGGCGATTACGCACTCGTCGTCCTGAATCCGGTTCCCTGCGCCAATGGTCATGACGTTGAGTGGGCCGAGCGGCATAAACTCCACGTCGCCCTGGCCGCCATTCATGGCCGGGTTCCACTGAACTTTGGCGTATCCGGTATGGAGCAGCGCCCACATGACCGATTGGGTAAGTTCGGATTCAAAGTCTGTGGACCGCGCCCAGATCACGATCATCTCGTTGATCAGCGACTGGAGCTTCTGGAACTCCTCATCCTCGTTGGCGAACTTGACCTGAAAATCTGGCTCGATGTCGGTGAGCAAACCGGCCATTTCGATGAACTGGCGAAAGAGCCGGTTGACCGTTGGGCGAGAACGGCCGTACCGGCTCTTGGCATTCCATTGCATCCCGCCCAGGTAGTCGATCAGGCGAGAGGTCATCCGCATCTCGCGGGAATCACCCAACTCCCGTTCAGCCTCGTCGTAGACCGAATCGGCCCATGAGAGAACTTCTTTTTCGAGTCTGTGCGCCGGAAGTTCGAGTTCGGTGGCCATCGTGCGCAGTCTACCTTATCTGGCGGGTTTCACTCGCCATTTGGAAAGTGATATTTAGTCGTGGTTGGCCAGAGCCCCGGCTACCCGGTTCTCCCAGCGAATCACCTGGTTGGTCAAATCCTCGTTCTGACCGGCAAGGTTCTGGTTCATTTCCGCCGCGGCCACCATCTCGGCGCCGTTCCGGATACCCAACTTCTTGAGCTTCGCCGCCTGCTGCCCATCGATCAGGATGTAGTCGCCGGTCAGGCAAGCCCGAAGAATGGAGTCGATGGTCGGGTTGAACCGATTCCCCAGAACCTCTTTCGCCTTGATCAGAACTTCCTGGTTGATCCAGACCTCGGTCTTCACGTCGCCGTTGCCCGGCTTCCAGAGGACTTCCGTCTTGATCATCTCCGGTTTGAGCATCTGAAGGCGTTCGCCGGGGATGTTGTGCCCCATCGGGCAGGTGAATTGGTTGCTGGAATCCCGCATCATCTCCATGCGCGGGCTCCCGTTGTCACGACACAAAGGGCAAAACATAAACGCTCGATCAGCCATTGGATGCCTCCAGAGGAATACCAAGAACAGACCGGACGACAATGCCAAACATCTCGTCCTTCAACCGCTGTCCTTCGGGGAGTTCCGAATAGGGGCGGAAGCAGGGATGCTCTTTTGTCTCGGGATTTTTGACCGCTCCAAACTTCCATCCATCGGCGGATTTCTGCGCCAACCACGACTCATGCGACTGCTCGGGGGTTGTGGCGGGGTTGTTGTTAATCAAACGCACGCCGACAATGGCACTATCTTTCTGCCACTGCGGAGCATCTTCCCATTTTGGTTGCGATGAATCTCCAAGAGCCAGGCAAAGCACCCGGTTCGCTTCATGTGCGGCTTCTGCTGCCCGCGTGAAAATGTCAGCCATTGTTCTCGTCTCCGTCAGTTAGGTTGTTTCGATGAACTTCATCTTGTGCTCGTCGCAATAGCGTCGAAACGCCGATTCGTGCAGTTCGCCTGTAGTCATTTCAATGGAGTGGCCAACTGTTCCACCCTTCCATGATCCCTTACGTTCTCCTGTCTCTCCGGAAAACGCAATATCGAGCGAACGGCAAATCTTTGGCTTGCGGAAAAAACGCAGCCATGAAAACCATCCTGTCCCGAGATGCCACTCCCTCTCTTCGATTCTAGTCTTTGCCGTCAACTGCTCGCCGTCGAAATCAGCGAAAGAGAAAGTACGAATAGGGCAGGCGTCCCGCGATTCCGATATGGAGCGGTGCGTGTCGATATTCTGCTGTACAGTCATCCCCCTCCACAGTACTTGCGGCTCTGTCCAGTAAAGACGTCCGTCCAGTCCGTAATAACTGTGACGCACATGTTTCCACTGAGTCCATGGGAGAAAGTATCCCTTACGCTGTTCCGTGCTGCTATCACCTGTTTGGCGACCGAGGAGAACATTCAAGAACCCCTCAGAGTAAGAGAACCCGTACTCGCGCTCGTGGCAGTCGTAGTACCAATTTCGCCCGAGTCGAGCAATGGTAGATTCATCCCACGATTCAGCCACGACCTTACGCTTCCATGGCTTAATAATAGCCGGAAGCTCCAGGATAAAGGTGTGTCGATAAACGCTGATACGCAACCTACATCCAGCACTCTCTTCATCATCTCCCGACCCAAGTACAAGAGCTATGTTTTTGTACTTGCTTTTCGAGTAGATAAACGGACCAAAGTGTTGATCGTTATCGCTCCACCGAATACGATGGCCCTTCATGCATGTATCCATTCTCGTCTCCTCACCAATCATTATCCATCACATCGCCACCTGACGCCCGATAGTTTCCGAGCGCAGACTTATACGCCCAAACGATATCAGGCGTTATTTCCGTTGAGTGCATTCCGTGCTTTGAGTGTAGTTCAAACTCAGGGCCCATGGCATCGAAGATGGGAGAAGAAACTGTGTTAGCGTTGCACACGAGGATCGGCTGGACCCTCCACCCGAGATTACCACCCATAGCCTTCTGCGCCTCGGCCTCGGTGTTGTACTGGCCGCGCTGCCGCATGATGTTGTCGTAGACGCCGTAGATGTAGAGTTCGCCAACCTGCCCGGCGGCGCTGCGGTCCTGCGCGACAGATGTGGTCTTCAGGTGCTTCGTTGTCTCACGAAGGCAGTACAGACCGATCATGGCCGCCATTGGCCCGTCATCATTGTTGCCCTGGCCTTCGGACCTGCCGCCAGTTTCCATAGAGGCGAAGTCAATCATCTCGTCCAGAAGATCGGCATCGCGAATAACCACCGTCTGGTCGAGCAACGCCTCATTCATGCAGCCAATAATCTCGTCGCGCGTCTTCGAGTTGGTCAGCCAGTGGAGGTAGTTCGATGCCTGGTGGGTCAGGCGGTCCTTGTACTGCGGACGGTACAGGCTCGGGTAATCCATGTCGCGCAGCTCGTTGCCCGTTGTGATGCCATCCTTCATGTACTCAACGGCCACTTCGGCTTCGCCATAGAACAGGCCGATAGCCGCGACAACGTGCGCATACTTCTTTGGGGGAATCCAACCCCACCAAGACGCAACTTGGGTGTCTGGCTCGATGCCGTGCCCGGCGCGCCACACCATGCAGACGGAGTAATCGCCGCCGTTGCCCAGCGCCACGTCAGCGGAAACGTAGTAGGTCGACCCCTTTTCCGGCATCTCCCAGACATGGAACCGGCGCCCGCCGCGCCCAGACTTGCGCCTCGGAAGAATCTCGTCATCCTTCACTTCCCGCAGATCGCTGGTATCCACCCGGCTCGATGCAATCGAAATCAGGTTGATCTCGCCGGCGTACACTGGCTTGCAAACCTTGGTCGTCTCCTGCCATTCCAGCGAGTCACGATCAAACGCGCACAGGCCGGAAGACTGGAACGCCTCGGTTGGGGTCAGAGGGTACGACTCAAGGAATCCCGCCTTGGTGCCGGAACGCTTCGCCGCGCGCATACGGCTTCGGCGGAAGTTCCAGAATTCATCGGGGATGCTAAAATGCTCTTCCTTCTTGATCTTCGCGTTGAAGGTAATCTCATCTTCCGCGAGGTCGAACGGACCCTTGATCGGCATGTAGTACTTGCGAACCTTATACACAGGAATGAACACTGCGCGCATATCGTTGTCTCCATCTACTGCTGCGCACCACTGCTCATAGAACAAACCTTGACGACCATAACCAGTTGACTCAAACACTTGATATGTATCATGAGCATTCATAGACGGCTTAATGTCAGCTTCGAAGATTTCGTCATTAGGCCACCTTGAAACTTCACTCGCGTGCAATGCCCGGATTGAACGACCAATAGCCACACCACTCGTTTGTGTTGCAGGAGACACTTGTAGTGTAGACCCTAGACCTGGATCAACTGCTCTAGCTTTCTCGTCCGACCTTTGGAACTCAATAGCACCGTTCTTCGTTTTGTACGCATACTCGGGTCGCATCCACCATGGAAGGTTTGCGTATGCGTTGAGGCTCATCTTGTAAATATGCTCTGAAGTCTTGTCGTTCTGCGCGACGATCATCGTGAAGCAATGCGGAGTGAAGATCGTCCTGTGGAACATGGAAGCTGCCGTCCAAACTGAAATACCCGTCTGGCGGGGTTTCAGGATGATGACCTTGCAGTATCCCTTCTCGTTCCACTCCTCCTGCATCGCCTCGTACACAATCTCCTGGTGGTCCCAGAACGGGTAGAGCGACTTCAGGATGCCGCGCTCTGTCGTGATGAAGTGATAGTTTTCTAGGTAGTAGCGGAGGTCGAGAGCCTTATCAACTTCGGCCTCGATGAAGGCCAGACCATCCGCAGGAAGTTCCGCCCAGGCGCGGGCGTTGTTCTGCTCGCACCGGATGTAGTGATCCTGTAGGATTTCGATCGCGTCGTTCAAGGTCTGGTCCTTACGCGGGACGCGCATCGCCTATTCCTCTTCCTTCACCATGCACGAAAAAATCCAGTGCTTGAACTTGTCCACCAGAAAGTTGGCTTGGGCCACGGTCATTCCGTTGTCGAGAGAGTACCCCTTGCCTGTGGACTTCAAGGTGTAGAGAACCATGACTTCCTCGATATCGTCGGCCTTGCTGGCGATGGTGGCCGCAAGGTCAACGATGCTGTCGATCTGCTCACTCTGCACGCTCGTCTCCCTCTTCGTCTTCGTCGTCATCTCCACTGCCGCCAAAGTCCGCGAACTCGTCCTCGATCTCGTCCTCTTGGCTCACCTCGGCGTCGATGATGTCCGCTTCCTGATCGTTCGCCATGCCGGCGGCTTCGCGCTTCTTGCGCAGCATCGCCTCAAAACTCAGGCCAGGGCCGAATCCGGGGCCACCCTGCCCGTTGTTGAATTGCTGATTGAGTTGGATTCCGGCCGCCTTCGGCTGGACGCTCTCGATCAGGCTCTTCATCGTCTCGACCGTCTTGAGCCTGGTACCCCAGTCGGGCATCGACTTCGATCTGCCGTCGCGCTGCTGGACCGACTTGTTCGCCTTGAGCCCGCCATCGAAGACCGTTCCTACCGCGTCCATGCGCTCCATGGCCGTCTCGCGGATCTTCGTCTCCAGAAGGTCGTTCGAGTAGTAGAGCCGGTACTGCTCCATGTAGTCGATCGATTCCTGTACGGCGATGGGGGAGCAATGGCAGATGTTGGCTATCTCCTCGACAGGCTTGCCGTGGACTTTGAACATCACCCACCGCTTCCGGTCGGCAACGCCGGGCGCCGGGCGGCCGCGCTTACCCGTCTCGCGCGGGATCGGAACAAGGGCCATCGACTTTACCATTTTCGGCTTCTTACGGGAATCGGCCTTCGGCATCGGGAACTACTCCTGCGGTGCAAACAACTCGGACTGGTTGGACTCTTCTGGATCCCGAACCTGCTCCACCTGCTCATCGTACCGCGCCGTCTGGCTCTGCATGTACCCGGATGGCGGCCCACTGAAGGCGGTCTCCTCCGGCGCAAACTCGTCCGGTCCGTACTCGTGCGTCACCTTTTCCTCGGTGTTCAGGAAGAGTTGCTGGATCACGCCGACTGCCTTCTCCAACCGGAGGCAAGCCTGGATGGCGCGCGCCGCGGCCCCCTGCAAGGCGTCGGCATTGATGCGGTCGATTCCGGCCTGCATCTTCTGGCGGTGCTCCTCAAGAGTCGAGGTGGTCTTCTTGCGGTGCTCGTCCAGCAAAGCCTTCATGTCATTGCGGATCACCCCGAACGAGGACTTCGACGATTCGATCTGCCGGGCTAGTTCCGTCTGGTACTGCGCCAGCACGGCGCGAGTCTCACTTGAGACTGAAACCGCTTCCAGCCGGAGCGCGGCCAGGGCCTTGCGGAGATTCATCGCCAACCAGATCAGGACGCCGAGACCGGACAAAAGAACGGCCAGGAATAGGCCACAAAATAGGGAGATTGCCACAACCCCGATAGTGCTCATGTCGCTAGATTACGCCATACAGGCAACGCTTGCAATTGGGAAATTTTGGTGGTAGGCTGGTTTCGTCTGGTCTGGCCACCGGACGCCGCCCCCAAGCGGTTTTGCATCGTGAACCCAGCGTTCCTCTCAGTCCGCTGGGTTCCGATGTGACTGAGAGGACTCAATGGCAATCATCAGTCCAGATGGACTATTCAGCGGAGAACGTTTAGCAAACTGCTCGGACGAGGCCCAACTTCATTGGCCCCGCTTCTTCACTGCTAGCAACTCACTTGCGCGCATAGAACTCGACTACAACAAGATCATCAACGTCATGTACCATGGGTTTCGCTTGAAGCCCACTGAGGACCAGATTTCATCTTGGGTGTCAGAGTACAACCAAAACTTTCTCCTGTTTGTCTACGAGGCGGCAGACGGATCTGTTTGGGGACAGTGGCTCACCGATAAAGCATATTTGAGCAAGTATCAAACTGCCGCCGACAGGAGAACGCCGCCCCCAGACGAATGCGAACTTGAGTCGTACCGACAAGAGTACGTTTCTACCAAAAAACGTAAGTCGTTTAAAATCAACACTGTTTTCAAACCACTTCAAACCATATCAAACCATATCGATTCATCGGCGTAGGAAAGGTATTGGTATTGGTGTTGGTGTTGGTGTTGGGAAAAGCCTGTTCCGTGCTTTTCATTTGCACCTTACCTAGTGCCATCATTGTAGGAAAAGCATCGATTTACATCATTTTTGATGGCAGTTTTCAACAGAATAATTTTCACACAAACGAGAGTTTGGCAAACCGATTGCTTGAAAGGAACTCGCATCATGGAAAACAAAGACCTCGGGAAATTGAAATACTCGGCAGACCGGATGGACGAAGCCGTCGCCGCATTCAAAAGCGAATTGCTTCGCCTTCAAGGTTTACTCGACGCGCAAACCGGAAAGATCCGAGATCCGAAGCCGTACCCGATCTACGCGCTCACACACCAAACCCACTACCAGAACGTCGGGGCTCCCGAGTATCACTCATGGAGTTCACAGAAGAACACCCCCGAGAGGGCTCTGGCGCACGCCGCCAAGGTCTACGAAGAGTCGAAGGCGCTCATCCCGGACAATCAGGCTATCTGCGCCGAGAACGCGAGGATCGTGAACTTCCTTCTTGAGTCGATCACCAACGCCGGCATTCCATCACAAGTTCAAAAGTCATACACCGTTCGGGGCCGCACGAAGACCGAGATGGAACCCGCTGGTTGGAAGTATCTTGGATCCAGAGTTCACACCGTGGATATGTGGCCTGAGTGCGAGCGTAGCTACAAGTCATTTCAAGAGCAGTGCGTGAAGTGGCAACAGAGTATCGACGCGGAGAAGCGGAAGGAAGAACAAGAAGAGTCCGCCAAGAGAACGCGAGTCGAGACAGAGAGCCGCCGCATCGCGCTTTGCTTAAAGTATGGATCCGACCCGGTGAAGACCGAGATGAGCGACATGCGCGATGTTCTCCTTGAGAAGAACAAGTACCTACGCCTGGCGTATTTCCTTGAAAAGAATCGTGGCGACTGGAGTGATGGGCCAGATTATGCTGAACGTGGACTGAATGGATTCACTATTGAGACACCTGACGATCAACTCATCTACGACGAAATTAATAGCCACATCGTCAATTGGGATGGGGATGGCCGCGTATTCCGTGACTGCACATGGAACTATAGCCGCATCTACGCTGAATTTGTCCCGGCAGAACTGCTTGCTGATTTTCAGAAACTCGGATCAGACGATGAGTAACCAGAAAGGAACTCCCATGCAAAGCCCTTCGATGCTCAAAAAGTGCAACATGCTGATCAACCAAGTCCTCATGGAAGGCAACACGCCGGTCGCCCTCCTGATGAACGAATCAACCAGGATGATCTTGGCCGAGACGGTCAAGTCAATCAAGCGCCGGTCGTCGTGGACGCGCTTCCTCGACGCGCTACTCAACCGGAAGTTTGAACTGACGCACCTGCTGGGCGTGCCGGTGATCACGAGTCCCTATCTTCCGCTTGGAGGAATCAGCATCCAGGCGATCTCTGCGGCGACCGTGGCGGCTTCGGAGGCGCAAGGTGAGGCCGTGGTATCCCCCGAAGCCATTCAGTGGCAGGAAGGCGGCAATGCGGGGCAGGAAGATAGGGACGCTGCGGAGAAGGATATGCTGAAACGCGGTCAGGAATTCTGGGACAAGCAAGCAGTCGGGACAGCGGAGACCGAGGATCGAGCGCCGACGCTCAGCGACCTGGCGGCGAGTGCCGGCAATGTGCGGCCTTCGGCTTCGTCGATCTTGATGAAGGCCATGGAC